GCCGTTGTCCAAAGTGTTGCTGCTCCAGATTCACAAGCCGCATACACATCGCTAGTCGAATATGTAAATTGTGGGTTATCGTTCAAAATCTCTTGTACGGCGGGTAGCACCCAATGCGAGTTGCAAGTCACATCAGTTATGACTGGCTCACCCGCCTCTGCCGTATCTGCGTCGCGTTTTCCAAGCTCTCGTAATTCCGCCATAGTTCACCTTCCTAGCAACGCCATCATCAGCGTGTCTGGCTTTACGCTCTGCTGTATTAACGCCTTCAGCAAAAAGCGATCCGTAAATTTGCGCCCCTGTTATATCCGACCAAGACTGCCCTGGAGTTCGAAGGAGCCTAAACAGCGCGCCGTTAATTATAGTGTCTCGATATTCAGCCATGATGTCGCTGTCGCAACCTGACGAGGTAGTAGCAGGTTTTAGCTGTGCGCGGATTACCGTACTAGAAACCATAGTGGTTGACGGAACGGGGACTAGCCATACAAGAGACTGGCCTTGTTTAATGTAGTACTCAGGGACACCAGCGTTGGCAAGATCGCGCCACTTCGGTTTGCGCTGCTCAATTAGCCCCGTAGAAATGGGCTCCATGTCTTTGCCGTCAAAAACGGCGGACATGATTTTGTGCACGACTGTGCCGTTAGGGGCCTCAAGATCGTATTCGTAGATGTTGCCCACGGTAGTAAGAGGGTCAAGTTCCGCTTGATATATACCGGTCTTCTCGCAAAACTCAATTACAGCTGATCGGATATTTCGCTCGATCAAACTGTCAGGGCAGTCAGGAACTACGGGTATAACATCTGGGAACAAACTTTCGTAGCTAGTAGTAGCCATAAAACTTTACCTACCTCATGCCCATAGGGGCTGCAGGACGCATCTCAGGGTTCGGGTTGGTTACCGAATCGATCTGAGCTTTGCCTGTTACGGATGTTGCAAATAACTGATAGTGGCTAGATGCCCGCTGCGCATTACCCGCGTACTCAGCATCCTTCATATACGCCATGTACAACACGTAGTTCATTACCGCGTTTGCAAAAATATCAGGGATCGACAAGCTGCCCGACTGCGTTACAGTGGTAGGGTTAGATGAAAATATAACCTCTAGAAAAGCACTACCCGCAACACCAGGATAAACGTAGAAATTACGGGGGTTAGACTCGTCATATATGTAATGCTTAACAATGTTTGTATGCGCGGCATCGCCAGTAGCGGTTGGGTCGTGCCAGTCAGGGCTTTGCCCATCGAGCACTTCGCGATTAACTAATCGTACAGCGCGTTTTCCTGTAGCGTCGGAGGCCGCAGACGACATGTTTCTTACTGCTTTCAACAGACGGTTTCCCGTCGTAGGGATGTCCTGCTTCGTTCCAGTAGCAAGAGTGATCGTAGCATTTGTTGCGCTAGCGTCAGGTTTTAATAGAGCGATCTCGCGCTGCGCGTCGTTAACCCAAAGCACTAACTCTCCGACAACCGGCCATCTTACGCCAGTCGTATCTTGGATTACCGTCTGGACTCTATCAATTACGCTTTGTACTGTTACCGCCATCTTTGCACCTATGAATTAAGTATTGATTCCCAAGCGGCTTCTCTTTCATCTGTGCCGACCGTTTCACCCATAATTTTGTTTACTGCCGAGGCTTTTGGGTAGCCGTCAGCTTTGAAATTCTTTGGATCGCCTTCATCCATCATCTTCTCGAGTACAGTAACGAGTAGCCCGTTTGGATTCGGTATTGCTTCTATCACGTCTTCAAAAACCGCTTCTTCAGCGCCTGCCTCTTCAATGTACTTACCGTTATATTCTTTCGCGCCAGCTTGTAAGGCTAGCAGACCGATCTCGTCTGAAACCGTTGTGGGTTCGCCTGCTTGAAACACGATGGCCGCGCCAGCAAGTGTGGTAACGCGTAGATCTTTGTCACTTACAATCTTCATGATATTTAATTCCTAATCTATATATTAAAAAGCCTCTCCCCCTATAAAGGAGGAGAGGCGATCGACTTACTTACTGTGCAGTATCTAGACAGATAACGCCGAAGTCCTGTACATCACCAGTGATATCACTGTTGTACTTAGGCTTGCGCATACCGAAGATCTTGCCTACAGAAATACCAGACTGGTTGCCGTAGTCGAAAGTATCTTCAACCATCTCAGGCAAACCGATGTCGGCCAATGCAAGAGCCTGTGCTCCGCAGAACAAAGCGCGTGCTCCGTTTACGTCTGCGTCAGCGCCCCACTTATAACCAGCTGCGCCAACATTGCTGCTAGTACCGGCAGTAGCGCCGGAAGTGTTAAACACATGACGGAACTCGTGGATCATTACGCCGTCAACCATCAGGCTAGAAGAACCGCTGAACAAGCTATTCGAAGTACCGCGTACACCGGCGTTACGAACGTTAGCCAAGAAGCTCGCATCGAGTTTCAAGTCAGCCATCTGCTGTGGAGTAACAAACATGTGGAAAGTTTCCTGGTTACCTGCACCACGAATACCACGGATGTACTGGTCTTTAGCATAGGCTTTCAGGTTAACGATACACTCGTAGCTAATCTTGTCAGCCGCGACCACTGCGTTAGTTGCACCGGCTACAAGACCGCCAGTAGCGTCCCAACGACGGTGACGAGCAGCTGTGGGAGCAGATACGTCACTAGCATAAGCGAGGTCAACAAGCTCTTGACCGTTTACAGCGCCACCAACAACAGTACGCAATGCGCCGTTGTTCTTATTAGTGTAAGCAACACCTGACAGAGTTAAGAATGCCAACTGGTCACAACGGTCGGCCATTGCGTAAGCAAGTGCGTCACGAGACTGCTCTCGGAAGTTAACAACAGTCTTCTGGTCAGTCATACGGCCAGCGATGCGGTTAGCAAAACGTAGCTGGTCTAGCTCAATGCTGATGTCATACGCGCGTAGGGCTTCTTCGTTGCCTTCCAGAGTGTAATCGCCAGTGATACCGTCGCCAGTCATATCGGCAAGCAAAGTAATGTTAGCTTTGGTGCCTTTGTTGTTTTTAGTCATCTCAGTTACGCGTTGTACCATAGCGTTTGAGCCAGTACCTGCGAATTGGTTGATGAAAGATTGGTTGCGAGCTACTTTCCAGAAGTCGCGGCTCCAAGTTTGGAGTTGGTCGCCCGTAAGCGTCCCGAAATTTGTTAAGGCCATGATAGGCTCCATATAAGTAAGATAATGTACTAGCGACATTAGTGCCACTAATATAAGCAGCCGACTTTAGGAGCGGCTAATCCGTAAATCTACTATCGTGTAGAAAAACGTTTAGCGTTGATTAACGAGGGTCGTCCTCGACAGGTTTAACGCCTAGTGTAGGCGGAGGGTACGTTTTTAACGGCTACGGGCCGATCCCATATCGTAGGAATAGACGTATGAATCATATTAGTACAGCTAATATTATAAAGCAACAACTATCTGGAACGAGCCGTTTTATTAGCAATCTTCTAGCCATTACACCACCACCTCTAGCTCTGTTTCGATCCAGACTTTAGCCCCGCACGAAAGCGGCTTGTCTGGGCTATACACGACTGTGGCAACAACGTCCCCGTCAGCAGTGACGATCTCTGCTTTGTTAACCTTGCGGTTGACTTTATAATCCTTGACTGTCAATACCGGCTCGTCTGCGCCTTTATTGTTAGCCCTGATGTTGTGCTGATTAACGTGTATGCGAGTCTTCATTAATCACCATTTGGCTTTGTCAGCCCAGTACGCCGCTGACATTTTGCCCTTAGAAATGTTCTTTCCGTGCCGCGCTTTGAAGCTAGCGCGCTTCTTCTTCATCTTTTCGGACTCACCCGCCTTGGGTTTACCCGCAGTAGACGCGCCCTGCTCCCCAAAACGAATGGTTTTGATCTTGTCACCTTCTTTTGCCACAACAACGTGTGACTTTTTAGGGTGGCTGGGGGTCCGCTTGGGTTTGTTAAAGCCCGAGACTCCAGCTCGGGCTAATCGTGGATCTTTTGTAGTCGCCATTGTTACCTCTTTAGATAATATCGCCGCGTAAACGCCTTAAAGTTGCCTCGGGAAGTGCTGCAAACTCGTCTTCCGTCATCGAGGATAGATCAAGCGTCTTCTCACCATGCGTTGATGAGCTCTCGCCAGGTAATTCTGGGGGTTGCGCCTCGGCAGCCTTCAATTTCTTGCTAATTTGCGCCCGTTTTTTAGATAGCTCATCGGTTTTTTGTGCTTTTCCCGCCAAACTTGGCGCCAATTGGCCAGACTCACCAAGATCATGGTCCTTTACGACATAGTTAACGGCTTTTGATAGTGCATCAACCGCCTCGTAGCCCTTCATCATGAACATATCACGGAGCTCAACAACTTCATTTGTATAGTCTTCGTTGTATTCAGCAGCATCACGGCTGAATACGGGGTACGCCTCTTCCATAGCGTTAGCCGCGTGTTGAAGCGCCGTCATTTGGCGATCTTGGTTGACCGTTTGGGACATTTCCTGACGCATCTCATACTCTAAAGTGGCGCGCTCGGCTTTTCTGATCTCCCGTCTGAGGGCAACTGCTTTTGCTGACTCTCCGTCGAGTACCATATTCTGATATTCGACTTCTTTAGCGTCAAAATCGTAATCTTCAGGCGCGTCTTCGGCTTTTACGTTCGCCGCGTTGACCTCGTCTAATTGTTTTTGGAGTGCTTTCTGTTTTGCGAGCACTTCATCTAGTCGGGCTTTAGGAACCATCGGTTTTTTAGTAGTCTTTTCAACTACGGGCTCTTCTGCAAGCTCTGCCTCGGGCTCTTCCTCACCGACTTCGTCCTCATCCGCCACAGCTTCCTCGGTTTCTTCGGTTTCTTCGGTAACAGACTCCTCTTCTGTAGCCTCTGCCACAGTTTCTTCAGCCTCATCGTCATCAGCCTTTATAGCTTCTTCGACTTCTGCAAAGCTTAGGTCTAGTTGGGGCGACTCATCTTCGGGTCGGTCAGCGCCTGGCATTACCTCATACTGCAAGGTGTCTTCTACTACTTGATCGTCTTTTTGCTCACTCATTTAAGAACTCCTATCGTTCCATTTCGGGGGATCGCATATTCGGTATGTCGACCTGTTGGGGTTTATTACTATTTTGGAAAGCGGTTGTCGCTAACTTGGTTGCCGCAGATGTTTGTGACTGCTCTGCTTTAGCTTGGTTAGAAGCTGAGGATAGTTCGCGTCGCAATGCTAACTGCTCCTGGTTCATGGCAATCTTCGCCTGTAGCTCCTGCATTCTCATCTGCGGGTCTACATCAGTTATGTCTTGTACCTTGGCGATATTCACGGCTGCCTCCGCTTGTAGCTTCTGAACTTCCGCTTCTAACTTCGCAATCTCAAGCTGGACCTGCTGCATCTGAATTTGCTGCTGTATCTGCATAGCTTCCGCTTGTTCTTGAGTCGGCGGCTCTTGGCCGGTCGCAACACGGATTC